CTGCAGATTCTTTTAGGTACTTCGCAAATCCCATGCAGTCGAGTGGCCCTATGTCAATTAACCGATGGCCTTTATATTTCTTTCCAAAAGTGACTACATAGTCACCTGGACTTAACGCACCCATGTCTATTGCCGCCTGTGAAGTAATTCCGAGAGGCTTTACCTCGTGAGAGTGGTTTTCTGTGTCCTTATCTTCTTCAGTAGGAATACAGAAGATTTGCAATAGAGCGTACTTTAGAGCGGCAGACATGGCTTTATTGGCCGACTTATCTCCTGAATCCATCGCCTCGCCGACAGTAGTCGCCTCAAAGAAAGACCCATCATCAGCGTAAAACTTATACTTGACTAAAAGTATGGTGTATATAAGATTTCCGCCTGCTTTACTCAATCGTTCTTCACGCTCGCTCTTAATTACTTCAGGCGTGAAAAACACGCCGTTAGAAGCCAAATGCTTCTGAAGAGCTAAATAGAGATCGTCGATACCTCGAAAATTATATCCTGATCCTTGTGTATTTCTTCGGTTCTTTTCGACCGCTCCCACTTCGTCCATAATCTTAGGAATTTGTAAAAATATCTTAGGCGTGTTCATAGGATTCTTCACTTTCTACTTGAATTGTTTGATCTTGAGCTAGCATGAGAAGGAATTTAAGCCTGTTAAGAAGATACCCATCTGAGCTAGTTAAATCAGAATAAGGCTCTGATACGGAAGCCCATTGGTAAATGGCATCTTTTAAATCAGGATTCTTTAAAAACAGGGATAATTGATCGGGAGTAAGCATTTATTCATCCCTCCCCGCAATAAGAAACAAGGCATCTCTTTTAACTTTAAGAGTTTTCGCTAAAACGTTAAGAGCATTCTCTCTTGCCACTTCGTTATTAGGTAAAATACCCTCTCTCAGCATTGTGTAGCCTACTGTCCTAGTAAGGCCCATTTGCTTAATGAGCCAGCCCTTTTTAACCCCATATTTTTCGATGAGCGATTGAACATAATCGCGTTTGAATGTGTTAGTCATTTTTTTACCTTCATTTTGGTTACATAGTTTTCTACTGCTTTGATTGCCGATTCCATAGCCTGATCATTGGTAACTAGGCTTCTATGCCTTTTACCCTGCTCAACTCCTGTCCCGTAACAGAACGAACACCGGGTAAAGCTTGCTTCGCCGGTATCGTCCATATTCCTGCTTTTGTATTTGTATTGGATGCTTTCGCCAAGACCTTGGCAGTTAGTGCAGAGGCTCATAAGGAAGCCAAAAGCTTTCTTGCTAGCTTGATCATCTCCAGCCAATCTGGGACTTGATGGCGTACGGTTTGATATTCGTCTGCTATTTTTAGAATGAGGTTAAATTCATACGAAGTAAGCCTATACATATTTAATAATTCCGTTAGGCGAGACATTTCTTTTTTAGTGATCTTTTTTATATTGTTTCTTCCTTCTGAAAAGGACAATACGGCACAAAAGTGTCAGATGCAACACAAAAGTGACATAAAAAAGAAATTAATTATCTATGACTGTCAATGTAAATTCTTGAGTGTCTTTTTGAAGGGCCATAAACGCCATGAAGGCTTCTTTCGAGTTGGCAATCATCCTAGCACCAGGATCTCCATTAATAGGGCAAATGTATTCGCCCAATAACGTGCATCCATCAGAGTCAACTTGCGGGAAGTCCCCACGGTGAATTTCTACCGCGCTATGCCCGGGAACATTTAAAATCACAAAAACAATTTCGCCAAAATGCTGGCTCATCTTTTTTTGGCATGTATAAGTTCCGGATGGGAGTTTTGGAGCAAAAGAGCCGTCTAATTGTTGATAAGAATGCTCGGCTGTTTTACATTTAAACGTGCCATCTAGGGATGTGTAGGTTCCGAAAACTCCGTCAACGGTAAAAGGCATTCTATTTTGAGTAATATCCATTTATTTCCCCTTTATTTTAGACGTGATAAACTCCATTCCTGCTTTAGCTGCTGATGGCGTAGTATTATAACACCACGTGGTATAATTGGCTTCGTCAGCCTGAGTGGTCATCCAATAATTTTGTAATTGAGTGGGAGATTTATAGACGTTTGCTCCGGTGGAATCGACGCAGTCCGCGCCACCAAAACCGTCACCGATGCAGATGATAGATAAAACAGGAGGGGTAGAGGATCTACAGCTAAGTAGAACTAACGCGAGGCTTGTTAAGAGCGTTTTGCCAAGCAAGCGCCGCAGCGTAACGGTCTGCATCTGTTTTTGCCTTTGCTCCTAGCGCCGCCGCATCAGCGATGGCAGCCAGGGCTTCATTGTTCTGACTATTAACATACCAAAGTACTACGGCACTAGCAAATGACTGGATGTAGCCAGCTATCTGGGGAATCGCTGCTAGTGCCGTGAGAACGCTAGAAATCGTCACAGTCCGCCAATACCTGGATCTTTAACCCCAAGGCCAAGCGCAGCAGTAACCAGCGTCTTCACTGTACCCTGAGCGCCTGGGACGAACATCGCAATACACTCTGCTACCGCAAGAACCGAAATCGCTACCGACTGCCAATTTGCTAGAAACCATGTCATAAATATTTCTCCTATTTGTTAATAATTCACTTGATTTATTTAATAATGTAAACAAATAATTGTAAAACACAAACAAAAAGGGATAAAATGAAGAAAAACTTAAAAGAAAAGATTGCGCTTCCTCAAACAGAGGAACAATTCAATACGTTATTAGATACGGTTACGTTCCTCATGAAGTACGAAAACCGTGATCATGTCGCAGTGGTTGTAGCAAATCGGGTGATGCACTTGCCAGCAGATCAAGGCTGGACAACTTTAGAGTATCTTACTGGATGCGTACAAAAAAGCATTGCTTATGAAATCGCACAGAGCATCGGCAGGAGCACCGCGCATAAGTTCCAGGTGGCCGATCTTGAAAAGACAATTAAGGCAGAGCCACAGAATCAACAAGCACGTGATCAGCTCGAGAAGCTTGCAAACGAAGGTTCACTTGTAGCTAAGCAGGCGGTGGCAGCCCTAGACCTTCCAGCCAAGCCTGCCCCGCTCCCCGCGAGCGTCCATGCAATTAAGCCGGCAAATCCAAATCTACAGGAGCATGGCCCATATCCTAATGGCAGCGCGTGATAAGGACCTAAAAGACCTTCAATCAATTTGGTATAAGAAACTAAAAGATAATGGATTCAATGATATAGAAGACACAAGCACTGAGGGCAGACTTCTTAAGTCTTGGCATTCATTTAGATATAAAGAAGACGAAGAAAAAACTGTTTATTATGAAAAGGCGCACGATATCTTAAATAGTCATCATTTCAAGAAAGAAGAATATAGGGCGATCTGGGAGATGCATTGCGAAGGCTTATCAGAGAGGGAAATTTCTGAAAGACTCAAGAGCTTTAAGAAGAGCTGGGTGCATACCATCATTGCCAGAACTGCGAAGCTGATCAAATGAAAGTGACGATTAGAGAATTTAAGCCAGGGCAAGACGAGGCTTTTGTATACTCTACTTGGCAGCGCGGCGACTTCTACAAGAACAAAGACAATATTGACAAATATGTAAAACAAAAGAAGGGTCTTTGGTTTGCTCATAAGAGCGAAGAGATTAGAAAGATATTAGAAACTGCGACCGTCAAGATAGCTTGTCTCGAGTCCGACCCGTATGTCATCGCTGGCTATATCGTCATAAACGGCAACAAACTTGAGCACAGTTACGTTAAGTCCGATTACAGAGGCAATGGGATAGAAGAACTTTTACTTAAACAAAGGGGATAATCATGGAAGCAATTAAAGAAGTGAAAAAAGAAAAGACAGCAATTAGTAAGCTTATTGAGTCTGGTATTCCCGTAAAGAGCGCAGTCTTCCACGCTGCAGTGAATGACGCCGATGGAACTCCAGAGACAAGCTACTCGCTAGACTCCCATAAGGTTTCAAGACAGGTTGAGATGTGGTATTCACCAGCTGGGCTAATATGCTACCATTTTAATAAGATATCTAAAAAGGAAAAATGGTATATAGTTCCGCTAGCTAATGTTATCTTTGCCGACTTTAAGGTGTAACCTGACTGAATTACAATGGTAATCAATGGCTTTTAAAAAGGGACAATCTGGAAATCCAAAAGGAAGACCAAAGCTTCTATTGCCAGAGGTTCAAAAGCTTGTAGAGCAAAATCGTAACGCTCTCAAAGTTCTTATCATAGACAAGCTTACAAAGGAGACTCTTCAGAGCTGGATTGAAAGCATTATCGAGCAAGGGATAGGCGAAGGAGATGTTGTCAGATTCAAGATGCTCTTAGAGCTAGCCCTTGGGAAGGTGATAGAAGATGCTCCAGAGTTCGATGTGACAGATGAAGAGAAGGCGTTAATCCTAGAATACAGACGAAGGAAGAAAGAGATTGCTGGAACCGGAACATCACAGCTTCCTGAATGACTATATCGTAAAGACAGCCAAGCCTATTTTCAGCTTGGAGTCTTTCCTATTTAAAGAGCAGTTATTGCTGGCGAACGATCCAGCTAAGTTTGCCACAGCAGTTTGTTCAGTTAGAGCAGGAAAGACAATAACATGTGCAGCAGACCTAATAAACACCGCATTAACGAAGCCAGGCGTAGTTTGTTTATACATAACTTTAGCAAGGTCATCAGCTAAGAGAATTATCTGGCCAGAGCTTCATAAGATCAACAGAGACTTTAAACTCGGAGGCATTCCCAATGAATCAGATCTTTCTTTTCGTTTCCCTGATCATGGCAATAGTATCATTTACTGTTCTGGTGCTAGTGACGCTACAGAGATTGAAAAGTTCCGAGGGCTATCCAATGTCGCACTGGTTTACATCGATGAAAGCCAGGCTTTTAGAAGCCATATTAAAGAGCTTGTTGAAGAGATTCTCATTAAACGTCTATACGATACAAACGGAAGGCTTAGACTTATTGGAACACCTGGCCCCATTCCTGCCGGATACTTCTACGAAGCCTCTAACTCTAATCAGTGGTCGCACCACGCCTGGACATTACATAATAATCCCTGGATTGAGCGTAAAGCAGGATGCACAGTTGAGCAGCTCATTGCCCAAGACTGTGCCAGAAAAGGCGTCGGACTAGATGATCCATCAATCCAGAGAGAGTGTTTTGGTAAATGGGTGCTGGACTCGAATAGCCTACTGCTTGAGTATAAGGCAGAGCGGAATGATTATCTTGAGCTGCCCAAAGGCCAGTACGTTTACATTCTCGGCATGGACTTCGGGTTTGAAGATGCCGACGCATTCACTGTTCTTGGGTGGCGCGAAGGATCTCCTAATACTTACCTCGTAGAAGAACTGATAGCAGAGAAACAGACTTACGAAGACATGGTGAAGAACTTCGAGGCTATCTGCTCGAGGTACACGATATCAAAATGCATTGCAGATCCTGGAGGCGGTGGTAAAAAGCTTATAGAATCAATTAAGCAGCGTTATCCTATCCCGATGCAGATAGCAGACAAACTAGGAAAGATCGCAAATTATGGACTCCTCAACAACGCTTTACGATCTGGGAGATTTTTCGCAAGACGAAGTTCTAGATTTGCTCAAGATTGTAATATTCTTGAAGTCGACAGAGATAAGTCAACCCCAGAGAGAACAGTGGTTAAAGGACACTCTGATGCAGTTGATGCAGCATTATATGCGTTTCGGGAATCTCCCGCCTATTCATACGTGCCCCCAGTCGAAAAAGCTAAGCCCGGAACAAAAGAGTACGACGACAATTTTGCGGAAGAAATCTTCAAAAATACATTAGACAAAATGAAGCGGGACAAAGAGAATAAGGACGGCCAGGGCATGAATTGGAATACAGATTCTAATATGCAGCCAGATTGGGCAAAATGGGATTAATAAACAAAGCCTCTGATATTAATGACGAAGATGTTCTTAACTATCTTGCCGATAAACAAGGTACTTGGACTTCTTTGTGGTATGGATATTTTAAAGATAGACACCCGCGAGAAGATTTTACAGACGTATGGTACGCTATGCCGCCAGGAACTCCGAATAAGGTTGCTCTCGCCAAAATGCGAAGGCTCTAAAATAGAGAATTTGTTGGTGTTTGCACTTGTGGGTGCCGTGGAGACTTTGAAATAACAGACAAGGGCCTTGCGTTTATCGGCAGAGAAAGAATAAAAGCTTACACTGGTTATTAAATTGAATCGACATATGGCGATGTAGCTCATGGGAAGAGCGAGTAAACTGGTGAAAATCGTTTACTAGGCTGAAGGTTCGAGTCCTTCCATCGCCACCATCCTCTACTTGCGGGCATAGGGACACCTATGTCTATGAAACTACCATTTCTTAAAGAGAAAACATGGCCTCGCATTGCAGCTCCGATGGACGAAAAGTCTATTGGCCAGAGCGCAGATGGCGAGCTTATGGACAGATGCATAGATGAGCTTATGGACGCAGCCAAAGAAAAGAATGTGATGCGCTTTAGATCTGCAGTTGAGGCGTTAGTTCTTAATATGTTTGAGGATACAGAAAATGCAGCCTGAGGCTAATGACGACAGCATGATGATGGACCATTGTGCGATGGAATGCATGGAAGCAATAGAGTCAAAGGACAAAGAAAAATTTAAGCAAGCCTTTCATGTGCTTGTGTCTGATGTGCTTCATAAGCTGTCAGATGAAATGGAAACGAAAGAAGGTAAATAATGCTTTCACTAGATGCGATGAAAATTTCTAAGTCTATTCGGGATAAAAAGAAAAAGATGATGACTTCTGAGCCTGAAATGGTCGGCACATCTCCTGTACCTGACATGAATGCTCAGGATATTTGGGATACAGAGAAAAAAGCTTATATTGAAGACAAGGTAAAAGCTCCTGAAAAGATTAACGCAGACGAAACCAACATGGCCGAGCCT